TTCTACCCTACCACAATATAACTTCCCATCTTTTTCATACTCGGTAAGGTATATCATTTATATTCCTTAAAATTGAGATGCCGCTCCCCGCAACCTGCCAGTTGGATAACACCACCTTGTTGGAAATATTTGCCGATTAATTTTATACTTGCATCATACATAATAGCAATTACCGGGAAGTAAAGACATTTCTCAGCCACGGCATCTTGAAAACATTTATCTCAGTCTAATCCCAAACAAAACCTGAGTATTTTGATTTCTTCTTTGTCGTAAACGACTATTTGTCGGATGATACTTACTACTCTTTGGGGCGGCTATAGAAAGTTTTCCTCCTTTAGCACCCCTCGCTGTCCTTCGAGTAAGTATTTTCATTATTTTCTCATTTTCCCTTCTGGCTTTTTTCTTAGAAGAAGCACCCCGTTGCCATGATTTCTTCTTACTTTTCCTGGCAGCTATTGCATGTCCTGTGCTATCTCCATGCCAACCTTTACCCATGACTACCTCCTATACTTAAAATTCTTTGCCTTACCACCACTCTCTAAATACAGCTTTCCTTTGCTTCTTTGTAAGCTTACTATTAGGACGAATCGATTTTAATACCCGTTTGCTTGCCCCCTTCCTTGCTGCTCTTGCATGTCCTGCTTTGTCACCATGCCAGCCTTTGCCTTTGCCTTTGCCCATAACTACCTCCTATACACCAGTAGAATTAATAATAGCAAATTCCATTACACCTACTTGGTAGCCATTGGATGAAGGGTAGTCATCTTCATAAACAGTAGGGGATAACTTATAACAGTACTCACATAGAAAACGATTTCCCTCCATCTTGGGATTATTCCAACAACACGAACAAAGATCCTTGCCACCATTGCTTTTCAGTTCCCACCTGCCTGAGTACTCCAGCCTTGCCAACTTAAATCTTTTATATTGGACTAATCTACGTTGGTACTCTTCTGCTGTCAAAGAAATCATGGCAAACTCCTTTGTTCAATTGTCAGATATTAATTACTACCTCCCCAATTCATTTAATTTGCACTTCTTATCCATAAACGGAAGGAATCTCCCATCGTATGCCCTACATACAACAGGGCGACTATCATATATTTTACAACCGAAAGTAGTTAGGTTCGGACAAACAGACGGCATAATAACCCACACTACTTCCGGTGTCTCATAAAGTTCGCACCCTCTTGTTTCAAAAAACTTTCTCATCTCATCACTGAACTGAACTGCGTTCACAGACATAGCAAGAGTTTTGCAGCAGTACTGACATTCGATGCATATTTTCTGTGCTTTCTTTTTTAATGACATTTATCTACTACCATCTACGATTAGGTTTTCCTAACAAATATGTTTGTTTTGCTAATTTAGCAGCCCCACGCTTAGACGAGCCTTGCGATCTAAAATGCGAACGAAGTTTCTTAACCACTCTTCCCAATGAAGCCTTACTTCTCTCTTTTCGTAGCTTCGTTCTCGCCCTATCTTGCTTATTTTTAGCAATAATTGCCAGCCTATTGTCTACACCAAGCAACCCTCTTTTCTTTGCCGCTCGCCTATGACCGGCTGAATCTCCATGCCAACCACGTCCTTTACTCATGACTCCCTCCTTTATCTCTTATATGATCCTTTGGCATAACGATTTGCAGGTCGACCAAACATATTCTTTTTCTTTTTCTTTACCCAAACCCTACCACGATTTGACTTACCCAACCTCTTCAAAGCAGCTCTTGCCTTTTTAAGATTTTCTATACTGGCTGCTTTTTGTTTAGCAGTTCTTCTTCCGTACATAATTGAGTACCTTTTTTTATTCGGTGGAGTAGACTTGGGCACCCGATGAACCCTATCGCCTACTCCACCTTAACGGAGGTAAGAAATGAAATGCAACTCACCCACCGGAGTTGCCAACTTATCTTCTTCTGTGTTTCTTTCTTTTAAATACTCCAACCGTAGAAGGAGCTCTCGGTAGTATGCCATCTCTCTTTAAATTATAAACCTTCCCGGCAATGGCAACTGATTTAATATTTATAGGGGTAACAGATCCATATCTACCACCCAAGGCACTTCCAACTAACTTATGGCGCCTTGCCCCCTTTTTTGCAGCTCTACTATGTCCTGCGCTATCTCCATGCCATCCTCTAGCCATTTTATCCTCCTACTTCCAGTACTTACCAACATCTTGGTCGTACTGTTTCTTGACAGGATACTCCTGCCACAAATGATAACCTATGGCATCACTCAAGTGGGTTCTTTCTGGATCAATAGATTTATCTATTTCACCAGAGCCCCCTTCTATAACCACTACTCCCTCAAAGTCGCGGACTGTTTGAGGAGCTTTAGTAGGGTCGACCATCATTCTGATTTCTTTTTTAATATTGAGTAATCTGGAATTGACAGTATTCACTCTGTCTCGTTCTCTTGGGTTACTCAAGGGTACTCGGAAGAATAGACGATCCATTCCAAAATGGCTCCATAATTTTTCTTTTACAAGTTGCCAGTCAGAACCCAGTACTTTAGCAGAACCTTTTGATCCTCCTGTCGAGTCCCCATAGCAAAAAATTCTTCCTTTGTGTTTGCCCCAATCTTGTATCAGTTTATCACAAACCCTTATTGTATTTGAACCACGAGGAATCCATACCTCTCCGATGATACCCGTTCCCCATAATCTTTTATTGGTTTGTCTCTTAGGCATGTATTGCTCCTGACCAATGACTGCTATACCAGGGGCAACGTTAAAGTCGAACATAAAAAGTAAATCTTCTTTGGGATTATAGGTCAGGGAAGCACAATGAGTTTGTTCAGTAAAATTGTAATAGGCTCTACCGGTAAAATTGACAAAGGACGCTTCGTATTCTTGTTGGTAGGTCAGTTCATCTAAATCCCTCTTGGCGGCGATGATCTCACCTTCGGGTAATATATCTGCACTAATCCAATGAAAAGCATCCCATTCAGGTTCTAAGCCATTCTTCATTGCGTGGAGTGCTTGGGCTTGGGCATCTCGATAAAGATCATAGTAATGATTGCGTCCTTCTGGAACTCCTATGAAATCACATCCTCCCAATCTATCTGATAAGGCAGGTCGAATATGCTGAGTCCATGTCCTTGCCTTCATATTAGCATATTCATCAAGGACTCCGTAGTCCCACGGTGTCCCCTCCGCCCTTTCTGGTTTATCCATACCCAAACAATGAATCTCTACTCCATTGATCAAAGATAAAATAAGTTGACTTTCATTTGGGTTTCCCAACAGGAATTCTTTGGGGATAAGAGCTTTCAAATCATGCCAGTAAATTCTTTTGACTTGGTCCCTGGTTGGGGCTGCACAAAATAACCTGGGGTCTGGATAAGGTATGTAATATTGGGGGAGGTCTTTACGATGAGCAAAGAGGGCTTTTAAAACTAACTTCCTTTTGCCCACTATTTCTGTCTTGCCGGAACGTCGACCAGCTGGGACCACTTTGAAACGAGCTTTCGATCTTATTAATCGGATTTGCTCGTCATGGTCTCGCATTGGTGTCCATCTGGGCGTTAGTTCCATTTATTTCCTTTACGACTTTTTCTTTGATTTGAAAATATGTTTAAGACCTGAAAGATCAAGTTTATCCAACCAGCCTTTTTTCAAACGAGCACTATAATAACCAGATCTACGACGTTTTAATTCTAAATCATGCGTAGCCATTAGTTTTTTATGCTTTGCTTTCCTACCTCTTTTCTTTGCAGCTCGAGCATGCCCTGCGCTATCGCCATGCCAACCTTTAGCCATTTTGTCCTCCTTTCCTATTTCTTCCGCTTCTTTGCGGCCCTTGCATGACCTGCGGCGTCGCCGTGCCAGCCCTTGCCTTTGCCCGAACCTTTCTTCTTTATTTCAAACACCTTGATTCTATGCCCAGACTTAACCATCGTCATATTGTAAGCGTAAGATCCCGGTCTTTTTCGTGGTATTGAACCAGAAACATCTGTGATTTTCACATGCCCTTCCTTTACCATCTTATCGATCCACTTCCGAGTTCTACCACCAAGATTTCTACGCCATCCTCTTCGAGTAACCATAACATCCTCCTTTACAAGACTTACGATTAATACTACCCACCTGGTGAGTTATTCATCATCATCTTGTCCACCTGGTAAGGTTCCTACCGCTTTGTCTGCAAAATCCCTAAAACCTTGTACCAACGACCTTATGACATCACCACTCTGTTCCAAAAGTTCTTTCCTCTTCATCTCCAGGTGACTTATCAATCTTGATAAAGATTTTATCTCTGATGTATAATCTTGTCTTTTCTTTAAAACCTTCTTACTGTAGTTGTAATGGACATTTCCCTCTTGATCATGTACTTTGGAATGAGTTTCATCTACAGTACTAATAAAGAAGAATGCGCTCTTTCCCTGTCGTTTGGCTTCTAACTCCTTGACCGATCTTACCAGACGACGTCTTGGTCGTTCCGTACAAAGATCATCGGAATCATTCACCTGCTCCATCTGTTTTTCAACTAAACCTCTCTGTTCCAGCCATAACTTCTGAGCTATGTACGCTCTTCTCAACTTCAACTTCAACATCGTAATTTCTTCGTCGACGGAGCCTAACTTGATATGTGGTATTAGTTCTTTCTCATCGTCGAGAACTCCTTTGACGTATAAACCGTGCTTCAAAGCTCTTTTGCTCCCTATTGGTGGTGGAACATTCTTACCACCATGTAATCGGCATCGCCCATTCGGCATTGCCCAGTTACGACATGGTATTCCGGTTTGTCTACTTGGTAACTCACATTTCGATCTGGGTGGCTTCTTCCTATTCTCCTTCGTCCATGCCATATCGTGTATATATTCCTATAATTTCAATTTCTTAGGTCATTACCCAATTAAAGCGTGGGTTGGTTGAACTGCCCCAAGGCTCCCCGGCGTGCTCAATATAAAGGCTCCCGTCTTACGACTACCGGCGTGCTCAATATAAAGGCTCCCGGCTCCCGTCTTACGACCTTGACTAACGATTAACGACGCACGGCCTTGACTAA